TGGGACGAAGAGGCCCTCAGAAAACGTGTTTTTCGCACTTTTCAAATGAAAGACAGGGGTTTTAGCGCCGTATTCCGCACCATTTCGCATCTGCGACGTGATAGTTTCGCAGTATGGAAGAGTTTGACGGGCTGTTCGACCCGCAGCCCGTCACCAAGCACGGGGGTGCGCGGGAGGGTGCGGGACGCAAGCCGAAGGACCTCGTGAGGGAAGCGGAGCTGGCGGCCAAGGCCGCAGGCTACCTGCCGTTTGCCGAGGCCAAGGCGCACAAAGAGACCTACCTCGCGAAACTGGCCGAGTTGCAGTGGCAGGTCAAGACGGGGGAGAAGGTTGACCGCACCGCGGTGCGCGAAGCCGGCGCCGGCGCCATGGCGGCGTGTGCGCAGTCGATGCGCGCCATCCCCGACACGATCGAGCGCAAGCTCGGCGTCGCACCCGAGGTGTCGGAGGAGATCGGCCGGTTGATCGACGTCGCGCTCGACGAACTTGCCGACGAACTCGAACGCATGGGTCGCGATGGATTCTGATCAGTTCGGCGTCGCGCTCGCTGACGTCTGCAGCCCGGCCGCCGCGTTCCGCCCACCCCGCCGCGTGACGGTGGCCGAGGGCATAGCCGAGCACCTGTTCATCAAGCAACCAGGGGGCTACGTCGGCCCGTGGAATCCGGACGAGACGACGTACATGGTCGAGCCCGCGAACATGCTCGCCTCGCGCCGGCATGAGGCGGTGATCTTCGTGGGACCGGCGCGAAGCGGCAAGACGATGGCGCTGGTCGACGGTTGGGGGGCGTATGCCGTGGCCTGCGACCCCGGCGACATGCTGACCGTGCAGATGACGCAGGAGAAAGCGCGCGAATTTAGCAAGACGCGCGTTGACCGCATGCTGCGGCACTCCCCGAGCCTGCACGCGCTCATGAGCGCAAGCGCGCAAGCGGACAACACCCACGACAAGCTCTTCCGGCACGGGATGTGGTGGCGCATCGGTTGGCCGACGGTGTCGCAGGTCTCATCGTCCGACTATCGCTACGTCGCGATGACGGACTACGACCGGATCGACGACAACATCGGCGGCGAAGGCGCACTGTTCGCCCTCGGCCTGAAGCGCACGCAGACGTTCCTCTCGCGCGGCATGGCGATGGCAGAGTCCTCGCCCGGCCGCGACGTGGTGGACCCGAACTGGAAACCCGTCAGCCCGCACGAGGCCCCGCCGTGCGGGGGCATCCTCGGACTCTACAACGGCAGCGACAGGCGCCGCTGGTACTGGCAGTGCCCGCACTGCCGTGACACTTTCGAGGCAGCACCAGGCGTGTCGCTGTTCGGCCTGCCGGACGAGGACGAACTCCTCGAGATCGTTCGCGAGACTGACCTGTCCGCGTTCGCGCGCGATTTTAACCGCGTGCTCTGCCCGCACTGCAGTGGGCGCATCGGGCCGCACTCGAAGCACGACATGAACCGCCGCGGGCGGTGGATCATGGACGGGCAGACGTGGTTGCCCTCGGGCGAGGTCGTCGGCGACGCGATCGAGTCGACGCGCGCCGGGTACTGGCTCGGTGGTGTGGCCGCGACTTATCAATCGTGGCATTCGATCGTGCTGCGCTATCTCCAGGGGCTGCGCGACTACGCGCTCACTGGCGAGGAGGAAGGACTCAAGGTCACGACGAACACGGATCAGGGCATGCCGTACACGAGCCGTGCGCTTCTCGCCGCGGCGCGCAACGCCAGCGGTCCGGAGGACCGGAAGGAGAAGAGCCTCGAGCGCTACGTCTGCCCGCCCGAGACGCGGTTCCTCGTCGCGACAGTCGACAACCAAGGCGGCACACGCGCGCGCTTCGTCGTGCAGGTCCACGCGGTCGGTCCGGACCTCGAGAAGTGGATCGTCGATCGCTACGAAATCACCGAGTCGATGCGCGACGGGGCCGACGGCGGCAAAGCTCCGCTCGACCCCGCGCGCTACCTCGAGGACTGGGACACGATCACCGAGAAGGTGGTCCGCGCGACGTACCGCACGCAAGACGCGACGCGCGAACTGCGCGTGCTGCGCACGGTCGTCGACACCGCGGGCGAGGACGGCGTCACCGAGAAAGCCTACGCGTGGTACCGCAAGCTGCGCCTGGTCGGGCTGCACAAGCGTGTTGTTCTCAGCAAGGGCGCCAGCGACAAGAAAGCCCCTCTCCTGCGCGAGTCGATGGTCGGCGGGCGCAGCGCGAAGGACAAGGGCGACGTTCCGCTGCACATTTTCAACCCCAATCTGCTCAAGGACACGGTCAGCCACGGTCTGAAGCGCGAGCGGCCAGGCCCCGGATACATCCACCTCCCCGCGTGGCCGAACAAGGCGTTCTTCGACGAACTGCAGTCGGAGGTGCGGCAGCCCGACGGCACGTGGATGCAGATCCGCAAGCGCAACGAGACGTTCGACTTGCTGGTCATGGCGCGCGTCGGCATCCTCGTCCTCGGCGCCGAGAAGATCCGCCGGTGGGAGCGCGCGCCGGCGTGGGCCGCGCCGCTCGCCGAGAACAGCGAGGCGATGTCGGTCGAAGAGCGGCGCGACATGAAGGCGAACGAACGCGTCGCGACCGTGCCTGAGGTCGTGCGTCCGCCCGCTGCACCGCAGCGACCGCGTCGACGCGTCGCGCAATCGAGCTACGTGCGCGGCTGAATTTGCGCAATCGCACCGCGCAATTTGCGCGATGCGGCCGGGTACGATCGAAGCACACGAATTTTCGCGTGCGCGAACCCATGCCCATCACTCAAGCCGATATCGACCGCCTGAACGCGGCCCTCGCGCGTGATGAGCGGCAGGTCACGATCGGCGGCGAGACCGTGATCTACCGGTCGACGGCCGATCTCATCCGCGCCCGCGACGACCTGCAAGGGCAGCTCGCGCGAGAGACCGGGGCGACCCGGCGCGGCAAGGTCACGCGGCTCGTGTACGCCGGGCGGGGGTACTGAATGCGTGACGCCGTGCTCGCAGAGGCGAAGCGTCTCGGCGTCGGCGACTTGTTCGCGGCGCCGGCGGCGCGTCGCATCGTCGCGCGGTACGACGCCGCCGGCACGGGCCGGCGCATGGTGCATTGGCAGCCTCCGTCGAGCGGCCCGAACATCGCCAGCGCCGGCGCCCCGAAGGTCCGCGACCGCGCGCGCGACAGCGTGCGCAACGACTGGGCCGGCGCGAGCGCAAGCAGCAAGTGGAAGACCGCGCTCATCGGCGTGGGCATCACGCCGCGGTTCAAGCGCATCACGGACCGGAAACGCCGGCAGTATGTCCGTGACCTTTATGAGCGTTGGGTGCACTACTGCGACGCCGACGGCACGGTCACGTACTACGGACAGCAAACCCTGTCGGTCGGTGCGCAGTTCGACTCGGGCGACGCGTTCATTCTGAAGCGCCCGAGGCCGCTGGGTTCGCGGTGGGAAGTCCCGCTGCAGATCCAACTCATCGAGGGCGACCAGGTCCCGCACAACTTCGATGCCGACACGTGGCCGGGCTTGCCCCAGGGCAACACGATCCGCCGCGGCATCGAGCGCAACCGGTACGGCGAGCGCACGGCCGTGTGGATGTACCGACAGCACCCCGGCGATGGGCTGCTGCTCGACGTCGCGCGGCTGGTGCGCGTCCCGATCGAGGACGTGAGCCATTTCTTCGAGCCGCAGCGCATCGGGCAGTTGCGCGGCGTCTCGGAGATGGCCTCGATCCTGACGCGGCTGCGGAACGCAGAGGACCTCGACGACGCAGTTCGCGAGCGGCAGAAGTTGGCGAATCTCTTCGCCATGTTCGTGACGCGTGCCGCGAGTGACGACGGCACGGGCGACATCGACCCGCTCACGAACCTTCCGATCGAAACCGACGACGACGGCCCGATCGCGAGGCTGGAGCCCGGGCTGTCGATGGAACTCGACCCCGGTCAGGACGTGAAGTTTGCCAATCCGCCCGAGGCCGGCACGATGTACTCCGAGTACATGCGCACGACGCACATGGCGTCTGCCGCAGGGCTTGATCTGCCGTACGAACTCTTCGCGGGCGACATCAAAGAGGTCAGCGACCGAACCCTGCGCGTCATCATCAACGAGTTCCGCCGCCGCGCCGAGCAGCGCCAGTGGCAGACCGTCATCCCGAAGTTCTGCCGCGTCACGATCGGCTGGTTTGCCGACGCCGCGCTGCTCGCGGGCCTGATCTCGCGCGAAGAGGCCGACGCCGTGCGCATGGCCGAGTGGGCGCCGCACGGCTGGGCGCACATCCACCCGGTGCAGGACCCGCAGGGCAAGATCCTCGAGATCGACGCGGGCCTGCGCTCGCGCTCGAGCACGATCGGCGAGCGCGGCGACGACCCCGAGGCCGTCGACGACGAGCGCGCGGACGACAAGCAGCGCGAGATCGACCTCGATCTGTGGGTCGACCCGGCGGCGAAGGCCGCAAAGCCGGACGTCGACACCGACGACGTGCCACCGGGTGAGTACCCGCAGCCGAAGAAGGCGAAGAAATGACGGCGCCGGTACTCAGTGCTGTCGCAGAGCCCGTCAACCTGCACATCGTGCAGGGGGCGGACTTCGAGTTCTGGGTCGTGCTCGGACCGGAGAACGCGCCGATCAACCTGACCGGCGTGACGGCCGAGGCGCACATCCGGCGGCACCCGCTGGATCCGAGTCCCCTTGCGGCGTTCGAGATCACCATCACGCCGCTCGAGGGCCGGCTCGTCCTGCGGCTCACCGACGCGGACACGACGGCCGTGCCGGCAGTCGACGACCCCAGCGCGAAGGGGAGCCGATCTGTGTGGGATCTCGTGATCCAGGACACGCTGGGCCGAAAGATTCAGATCCTGCGCGGCGACGTGCGGGGCTACTTGAAGGTGACGCATGCCGATTGACATCTGTATGCCTGCCCTCGAACACGTGATCAACGTGAGTCGCGTCTCGCGCGTCGTTCGCGTGACGATGCCGTTGCAGGGGCCTCCGGGGCCGATGGGCCTTCCGGGCTCGAGCGTTCACCAGCGCGTCGCGGTGCGCCCACTGGGCGGACATCGACTCGTCATCGCCGTTGGCGAGCAAGGTGCGGACTACGCCGATGCAGGGGACGTGACGCACTTCGGTCGCGTGATCGGGATGACCACCGGAGCCGCGAACGCTGGCGCGGCAGTTTCTGTGCAGGCGAGCGGTGCCATCGACGAGCCGTCGTGGTCGTGGATGCCGGATCAGGACGTGTGGCTGGGCGCGAACGGCATGCCCACGCAGACACCGCCTTCCAACATCGATGCGGTAGCGCAGCGCATCGGCTTCGCTCTCACGCCGACCCGCCTGTGGGTCGATCTCGCTGACCCCCTCCTCATCAACTGAAAGGATCCTATGGCCGCCAAACGTTTCGTCGCGCTCGTCGCGGGCCGACTCAAACAGCTCGCCGGCGTCGTGACGTCTGCCGGTGCCACCAACGACGGCGACCTGGTCGCGCTCGACGCCGCCGGCAAGCTCGACGCCAGCGTGCTTCCTGCGGGCATCGGCCAGAACACGGTGGCGGCCGCCGCGAGCGAAGCGCTAGCCGCCAACGATCTCGTCAACCTCTACGACAACGGCGGGACCATCGGTGTCCGCAAAGCCGACGCCACGGCCGAGGGCAAAGAGTGCAACGGCTTCGTCAAGGCGGCGGTCGCGAACGCGGCGTCTGCCACGGTTTACCTCTCGGGCAACATCATCACCGGGTTGTCGGGCTTGACGCCGGGTGCGCGGCAGTACACGGCGACCACGGCGGGTGCGCGCACCGAGACGCCGCCGGCGGCGGCAGGCAACGTGGTGCAGATGGTCGGCTACGCCGCCAGTGCGACCACGGTCATCTTCGAGCCCGAAGAGCCAGTGACGGTGGCCTGACATGGCGACGCGGCGGCCATTGGTCCTTTCCGGCGGGCGGGTCAAAGAACTGCCCGCGGGAGACGCCACTGTCGGCTCGTCCGCGCCCACGGAAGTCACGCTCGACTTCGGGACGGTGCCGACACATTCCAAGGGCTTTTCCTTCGCTGATGCGGGGGCGGTCGTCGGCCAGCGCGTGGTCATGACGCCGCAGGCAGACGGCGACGAGTACGAAATGGACGGCTTCACTTGCGCGGCCCATGTCGTCGACGCGGGTTCGATCGCGGTCTACGTACACGCGATGCCGGGGCCGGTGCGCGGCACGCGCAAGTTCAATTACGTACTGGGGTGATATGGCACTGATCCAATCCGGCGTTGACGCGACCCTGCTGACCGTCGACCCCGCCTTCAAGGCTGCGCGCATCTCGCCGCGTCCGATGGAGTCGCGGGCATGGCTGTCGGTGGGTGCGCGCTCCGGGGCGCTCACCGGTGCAGCCGCGAACTCGGCCGTCTTCTCGTTTCGCAACATCTCGGCGAATCTGGTCCTCGTGCGTCGCGTCGGTGTCGGCCTAACGCTGACGACCGGGTTCACCACGGCGCAGGAGGTGGCCTTCGGCTTGATGTTCGCGCGCGCTTTCACCGCGTCGGACACAGCGCAGACGGCGATCGCGCTCACCGGCAACAACACCAAGGTGCGCACGGCGCTTGGCACGCTCACCTCGGTGGACTGCCGCATCTCCAACACCGGCGCCTTGACCGCCGGCACGAAGACGCTCGACACGAACCACTTAGGGGTGGTCGGTTCGTACGCGGCGGCGACAACGGCGGGTGCGGTGCTCGCACCTTCGCAGAACAATCTGCTGTCGCAGGACACCGGCGACTACCCCATCGTGCTGGCGCAGAACGAAGGCATAAACATCATGAACCTCGTTGCGATGGGCGCGGCCGGAGTCGGCACGCTGTACGTCAACGTCGAACTCGCGGAAGTCGCGGCGTACTAACCATGCCGGTCGACGTCTTCCCACCTCCCGTCGTTCGCGTAGGCGCGCTGTCGGGGCCTCCGGGCCCGGAGGGGCCGCCCGGGCCGCCCGGCAGTGACGCACTCGTCTACGTCGCCACGAGCCCGATCGGCGGGCACGTTGTCGTCGCCGAGTCGGCAGGCGGCCTCGCCGTCGCAGACGCGAGCAACCTCGACCACATGCTGCGTGTCGTGGGCGTCAGCACCAATGCCGCGGGCGTGGGCAACGACGTCAACGTGCAGATGCGCCGCGCGATCACCCACAGCGGGTGGGCGTTCACGCCTGGTGCGCCGGTCTTCCTCGGGTTGGCGGGCGCGCTGGTGCCGACGCCGCCCGTCGGCGCGCAGTTCTCGCAAGTCGTCGGCGTGGCGCTGACATCAACGTCGCTCTTCGTGGCGATCCAACCTCCTGTTCGACTCACCTAAGGAACCCATATGGCCGCCAAGAAATTCCTCCGTTTGATCGCCGGCGTGATGACCGAAGCGTTCGGCGTGCAATCCAGCGCCGGTGCGGGCAACGCGGGCGACATCGTCTCGCTCGACGACACCGGGCGCATCGACGCCACCATGATGCCGGTCGGCATCGGGGCAGACGTCAAGATCATCCAGGCCAGTGAAGCACTGGCGGCCGGAGACTTCGTCAACGTGCACGATGCGAGCGGCGCTCGCGTCCGCAAGATGGACGCCACCACCGCGGGCAAGACGGCGGACGGCTTCGTCCTCGCCGCGGTCTCGAGCGGCTCGAACGCGACGGTGCATTTCGAAGGCACGAACAACCAGGTCACCGGGCAGACGCCGGGACCGGTCTACATGCAGACTACCGCAGGCGTGGCGGGCGCGACAGTGCCGAGCGCGGCGGGGAACGTCGTCCAACAGGTTGGCGTCGCGGTCAGCGCGACGGAGATCAATTTCGAGCGCGGCGTGCCGGTGACGCTGGCCTGATGCCGTGACGGTCCGCAAGCCTCTCGTTCTGATTGCGGGCGCCGTCGCGGAGTTGCCCGTCGGCGACACGACCGCGGGCGCTTTCGCATTCGGCGGCGAGATCGACTGCTCGACGAACCCGAATTATCCGGTCGCGTCCGCAGGGACGATCTACCGCGTCTCGCAACCCGGCAAGATCGGCGGCGCACAGGGAGTTGTCGTTGCGACAGGCGACAGCGCATTTTGCGTGTCGTCAACCGGCGCCGGTACGCAAGCGAGTGTCGGCGGCAATTGGCTCATCTTCGCGGGCAAGGTCCCGGTTCTTGGTTTCGCCCGCTGGCGCGTCAGTATCGCGGCGAACGACGGAGATGCGTCATACACGTCACTGGACCGCGTTCAGTTGTTCGTCGGAACCACGAACATGGTTCCGACAGCCGTGTCGTTCGCTGCGTCGTCGAGCAATGGCGGCGACGGACCCGCCAACGTAGTCAACACCGACAGCGATGCGTGGATCACCAGTTCCGGACAGGCGTTGCCATCGAACATCACGGTCGTGCTGCCTGCGCCGGTACAACTGACGTCGTACACACTCACGTCACAGCACGTAGTTACCGGGCGGGCGCCGACCGCGTGGGCCCTCCAAGGCAGTAACGACGGGGAGGCGTGGACGACAGTCGACACGCGAACAGGAATCACGGGCTGGGGAATCCAAGAAACGCGCACGTTCCAGATATCGTAGTGAGTTGCGAAATCCCACCGCGCAAATCCGACCAATCCGCTGCTCATAATTGCGCTGCAATCACGCTGCGAAAATCCATGCGTTCCTGGTACAAGATCCTCGCGAAGGCGAACGCCGACGGCACGAAACAGCCGGCTCGGCTGTCGATCTTCGACGACATCGGTTTCTGGGGCGTCACGGCAGCGGCGTTCATCCGCGACATGCGCGCGGCGGCCGAGGGCGCGGACGAGATCGTCCTCGAGATCAACTCGCTCGGCGGTTCGGTCTTCGACGCCATCGCGATCTTCAACGCGCTTCGCGCACACGACGC